TAATCAGGACCGTTCTTTAGAGGCGCGCGCGTTTCTTAATGCGGCGGGCGCAACTTTAGCGGACCTCTGCGGAAATTTGGCCACGATAACGCAAACGGCGGATACCGATGGAGTTCGCCTAAAAGCTATTGACCGGGCGTTAGAAATTCAAGGCGCGGTCCTGGCAAAAGATTCGGCGCCGCAAGCTCCCCAGATCGCACTAATAATTCAGGGCGCGGACGAAGTTAAAGTGCAACAAGTTCTAAATCCATACGGAGAAAGAGGCATACATGCAAGATAAAAACATAGCTGCAGAAAAAAAATCACAATCGTTAATCAAGTTCAGGTATTGGGCTAATGGGGGAATTGCTTCAAAGTTTTTCTTCTCCGAAAATCTTGAAATAGCGAGGGCAGAGGCGTTAGAGTTCTGCTCTTTAAGACAATACCCTTACCGTTTCATTGAAGTGGAGGATGTCTTAATTCCTATGCAGGGCGTTTTGAAGTCTCTGCGTGAGAATGAAGGGCTTCGGGCAAAAGCCAATACCATGCTAAACGTAGTCGTTCACGAGGAGCCGGGAATACCTGTTACTAGTGACTGAAACAATTCCAATTAAGTTTGGCTTCATTAACGAATTTCAGAAGAATTTCTTTAATGAGACAAAAAGGAACCAGTGCGCGTCTGGGGGCTACGGCAATGGGAAAACAACGATCCTGTGCCTGAAAGCACAGACCTTGGCATTAACTTTTCCTAAGTACCGTATTGCAATCTTTAGAAAGAAATCAAAAGACCTTGTTAATACTACCATGGTTACTTTCTTTAAGACTATGCCAAAGGAAGCGTACGACGATAAACATGGCGGGCGTTGGGCGCAGCATGAAGGGCATCTGCGGCTTATCAATGGCAGCGAATTTCTTTTCCTGCACCTAGAGAATTACGATGAGAATCTTGTCCGTGGCTTGGAAATAAATACGGTGGTGATTGACCAGGCAGAGGAAATTGGTGAATACATCGGTAATCATATTGATGGTCGTATCGGTCGTTGGGATGGTGCGCAAATTCCCGCGCACATGAATGAAGAAGATTTTCCACTTTTACATGGTGGCGTGCGGCAGGTTCCCGCATATATGCTCTTAGGTTGTAACCCGGACTCAAAAGAACATTGGATTTATAAACGTTATCACCCGGATTCTGATTTGCACCATGAATTGCAGGTTGACGCAGAAGGAAATTCCTATAAATATTCCGATACGCACGTAATGCACCAGGCGGTCTCTTCAGATAATCCGGCGCTAACTCCTGAATACGTCTCAACACTTAAAAAGCGCGGGGACACTTTCTACAAGCGGTTCTTTTTAGGGCAGTGGGGCATTGCGGAAGGGACGATCCATGAAGTTCCTCCTACCAGTATTCTTGATAATCCTCCCAAGGAAATTATAGAGAGAATCATTCAAGAGGGCACAAAATTCCGCGTGATGGATCATGGAATGTCGGCGCCCACCGCTTGTCTCTGGTTCTCCATTTGGAAGGGCTTTATTTTTGTCTATCGGGAATACTATGTGCCGGCGAAGTTAATTTCTGAGCACAGGCAATCAATCTTCGATCTTAGTGAAGATGAAACGTACGCAGCAAATTGGGCCGATCCTGCTATATTCAAAAAGAACTCCGAGAAGTACGGGGGATTTTGGACCGTTGCAGATGATTACACGGATAGTAGAATAGATGCGCCGACACTTTTTTGGTCGCCAGCGGATAATAATGAGCGGCGTTGTAGGAATGCCATCGACGAATTGTTTTTGACCCAGGAATACCTAGTACACCCTATTACGGGGGAGAATAATTGCGCTAGAATCTTCTTTATCAAGCGCTCAATAACTTTCCCAAATGCCTGCGCGCACGTTATTAGTGAAACGCGGGCCGCGAGACGAATTCAGATTGATACTGTTCAAGGTGAGGCAACCTTTAGTGATGAAAGAGATAAAGGCGTGGCCGACCATGCTTATGATTGCCTAAGATATTTTTCGGTCATGCGGCCTAGAGGTAGAGATGCCCGTGAAAACCCCATTGATAAGTCTATGACATACGATTTTGTTAGACGATCCGCAATTGATTCGGGGCGGCGCCAAGATCCGCGCACACTCATGGCCCAAGTTAGGAACGACTGGTAATGCCGAAAGTTCCAAGATTAGTAGATTCTAAAGGGAAAGATATTCCTGCCGATTTCCTCACACGGGGAAATTTGTGGGCGGACAGAATTTCGCGCGCAAATAGGCATTATGGGCATTGGTCTAGAAAATACAAGACGGAAATGCTTGAGAGTTATTACTACGGGCACCAGTGGGGAGATATAGAGGACGATGACTACCAAGCCTACACCCACAATGAATTTTTCGTTGCAATTGACATCAAGCAGCCCAATCTTTTATTCAAACGACCCTCATTTTCTATCAAACCTTTACCCTCAAGGCAAGATTTTAACCCAGCGCGATCATTTCAGCGCGCGCAACTTAGAGAGGACACTGTCAATACACTCTTTGCGGGGAACAAGTCTTTCTCCAAAGAAACAGAGTTAGGTATCCTCGATGCTTTCTTTAGGTTTGGAATGGTCGAGGTTGGTTATTCTGCGAACTGGGTTGATAATCCTGAGGCAAATAAACCGATTACTTCTGATCATTTTGACCCCGAGGCAGAAGATGGCGAAGTTATTCGGGAGCCGGAGAAAATTCCCGTAGATGAGCAGTTATATGTTAAAAGAATCCCGGCGAAGACTTTTAGGGTGGGCGGGACAGATAATCCGCACCTAAACAGATGCTCCTGGGTCGGGTATTATGCCTGGGAGAAGGTTTCTGATCTCTTAGCTAATCCTAAGTTGAAGATTAAAGAGAAAGCTCTAGGAAATTCTAATGCTGTTACAGATGATAACTACGATGATTATTTCCAGGAAGAAGAACTATACGGTAATGAATTACGTCTCAACGGTATGGCCAAAATTTGGCATATCTGGGATCTTATCGACAAGAGGAAGATAATTGTTGTCGATGGCACTACAGAGATTATTTTCGAGGCAAGATTTAAAAGACTTCCTCTCATCCCTCTTATGTTCCGACCTCGTTTGGAGAGTTTCTATCCTTTACCTCTTACATATAACTGGTTATCAGCGCAGGACGAGATAAACGAGAACCGGGAAAGTGCGCGCGCCCATCGTAGAGCTTTCCAGCGGAAGTTTATTGTCAACAAAGAAGCATTCGATGACGAGGAATTGCAGAAGCTCCGTATAGGGGTGGACGGCACTATGGCTTTCTCGAATTTACCAGATATCTCCAGGGCAATTATTCCCATGCCTAATGCTGATTTGGGCGCTTCCCATGTGCAGAGCATTAACTTGTCCATGGCGGACTTTGATAACATCGCCGGAATTTCCGCTGAGCAACGGGGAAATACGGGCGCGAAATCTAATAGGACTACGGCAACGCAAGCAAAGTTGGCGGACGCTAGAAGTGGAATTAGAGAAACTCGCGACCAGGCAATAATTGCTGAGTGGCTTTGTGCAATTGCCCGGGAAGTGCTACTCCAGGCTAAGGAAAAGTTAAGTAGCGACTTCTGGATTCAGATCAACTTAGATACGAACGATGATTTAGGTTTGTTAGAGGAGCGGGATCTTGAAAAATCCTGGATACTAATTAATTCTGATGATTTTGGGGACGATGATTTCGATGTTAGAATTGACGTCAACACCTTGTCGCCCCTAGGAAATAATAACGCAAAGAATTCCCTAGTCGAGTTCCTAGCTCTCCTAGATCAGTACAAAGTTATGGCGCTGGATCCTACTTTGGTACGGGAACTTGCTTATCGAGTGGGCTATGAAAACGAGAAAGTTATTGCAAAGCTTCAGAAACTTGCTACGCTGGCGGCTTTGGGAATGGAGAAACAATTAGAGGCGCAGCTCGGGGAAGAACCGGGGGGTAATCAGAATAATATCGCTCAAAGGGATGCTGCTAATGCGACCCCTAATGACATAAATCAAATTCAGCAGCAAGTTAATAATCAATCAGTACAATAGGAGAAATAAAATGGCGCAAGATGTTGCAAATGAAGAAGTAGTTGAAGAAGAAATAGTTGAGGCGGAAGTAGAAGAGGCGGAAGAAATTGAAGGTCCGGAACAAGTTGAAGAAGAAGAAGCTGAAGAAGATGAAGATGCTGAACCTGAAGAAAATCTTGAAGATATCGCAGCGGCCCGAGAACTATTAAAACAGCTTCAGGGGCCGAATCGTAAAATAGCTATTCAAAATTTAGCTGCGGCTAACGGAATTTCTTTTACTAAAGAGCCAGAGAAAGCGCCAGACGCCCCTCGGAGTACCCAGCAAATTGTTGCAGACGCTTTGGGGCCAGATTATGAATTCCTATCAGATAAACTTGGGGTAGCTCTAGAGGATATAGTTAGAACTCAAATTGCGCCCCAGTTTACAAAGATCCAAGAAACAAATCACCAGACAGAGCTTACGCGGGAGCTAGAGTCCGCGCAAGTTCGGCATGGTTTTAAGCCTGGAGATGCAGTATATAATAAAATGGACCAAATATCCACCAGGTTTCCCAAGGGGCCTATTGTAAGTATTAAAGAGTACCTCGATACTTTGCATACTTTGGCTACTGCGGGACAGGAAAAAATAAATAAACGGGTACGAAAAGTACAAAAGATTTCGGCAGCCGCTAAAGGCGACGGTTTGAAATCCTCCGATGTTTCAGATGGGCGAGTCACTAAACATCCAGACGGGAAACTATCCATTGGGGACGCTATTAGGCAAACGCTTGATGAGGCTTCCGATGACGACTTATATATTAACGAGGAATAATCTATGGCTACAGCTACTTATGGGCGAGCCGGCGTACCTTCAACAAAAACACTAAATCTTGATTATGTTTTTGCACAGTCGCTGGCCGCTAGTCGAAAGACGATGGAAGACAATATTACGTCTAACAACGCTCTTTGGCATGAAATCAAAAAGAATGGGACTTACGAATCTCAAGATGGTGGGACGAATATTGAAGCTCCGTTGCGTTATGCAAATAATGCGCCGGACAGTTATTCTGGGTACGATACTTTAGACGTTACTCCGATTGATGGTGTCACTAAGGCATTGTTTGATTGGCGAGATGTTTCAACGTCGATCATCGTTTCCCACAAAGAGCGGCGTGAAAATGCCCAGCGAATCATTAACTTGGTGGAGACTAAACTCCAGCAGGCTAGTGATGGTATGCAGGAATTTATTCCTGAGATGCTTTTCCAGGGAAATGGCGCGAGCGCTTTAAATACGCCGCGTGTTTCTTCTAGAAATGGTTCTTTGGGAATTACTCCCCTTGGGCAATTAGTTCCCCTAGATCCCACTGTTGGGGTTATCGGAAATATTGATCCTGCCACGGAAACTTGGTGGCAGAGTCAGCAAACTGCGTCAACTGCAACTACTTGGGATGGTTTGCTTGCGGAAGTAGATCTGTTAATTAGTAATGCAAGTAAAGGGACGGGCGGAAAGCCCGACTTGCTGATAACTGATTTGGACACTTTTACAGCTCTTAAATTTGCAATCTATAATAGGAATCGTAATGATCCTCAGCCGGTTGCTAATTTCCCGTTTGAATCCGTTGCACATAACGGAACTAAGATCACTTGGGATGAGAAAGTCCCAGATCTTACAAACGGCGGGCTAGATGCGACTGCTTCTGGCGCAAAGGGAACAATGTGGGCGTTGAACACGAAGTACTTCAAGGTCATTTATGACTCTGAGACAAACTTTAAGATGCGGCCCTTTATGGAAATGCCGTTGCAGAATGCTAAGGCGGCGCACATTTTCTGGCGAGGCAACACGGTTATCACAAATCGTCGTAAACATGCTGTCCTCACCGGCATTGACCGTGGCATTACAGGTTAAGGGAGCAAACAATGAATTTCAAAACACTAAACGATCAAAAGCCAGAAGTAGTTACTTACCTTGCCGGTAACGCATCTACCACAGCAATTGTTGCCGGAAATCCTGTGTGCCTTTCTTTGAATGGTACGGATGACGGGCATGATGTGGAAGAATTAAGTAATTCTGCTGCAACACAATCGCACAGTTTTTTTGTAGGAATTGCCGTAGCTGGTATTCCCGCAAAAGGGCGCGCGGAAGTTACCGTTTCTGGTTTTGCTAGGGGTGTAAATATTCTTAGCGGAACGAGAGCGGCTTCGACAGGCACTTGGGCTACGCAAGCCGCAATTGCTTTGGGAGATGTGCTTATTCTTCAAACTGTAGGAGATGCACTTACTCGTTCAACTGCTGGCGCAGCTACCGTTGCAAATGCTAGAGCGGTGGCAATGGCTTCGCGGGCATCAATTGCTTCGGGGGCGTCAACCACTTCCGAGACCGGACTTCGTAGAATCACTACTATGAATGTTTGGTTGCGTTCTATGTAACTTTGTTGCGAACGGGTGGGGAGAGGTTTTTAAAGTCGCGGGGCTTAACTAATCTCTCCCTCCTGTTAGAAAGAATTAAATGAAACATATTTTAATAGCTGTAAATTGTTTAACTGCGGTTAATGCCCTAGCGTACTCTAGCCATTGTAGTTTTTGGCATGATTGTGCGAGCGATTTTCCAGATTTTGAGTTCCACCTATTTGCGCCTGGGCGAAAGTCTATCGACCGTATGCGTAACGAGTCCGCGAGAATTCTTTTAGATAACGATTGGGACTACTTGATGTTCCTAGACGATGACGTTTTAGTCCCCCAGCATTGTTTTAAGATGCTTTACGAGGCAATAGGTTCGGGTAGCACTGGAGTAGTTGCAGGAAATACTTTGGTTCGCACCTACCCTTATCCGCCCATGTATTTTAAGTACACTTCAAAGACTGAAAAGGAGGCACACCTAGAGCATTATTACGACTATGCAAAAATATCGAATAGGGTCGATAAAGACCAACCAATAACGGAAGTAGACGCGGTAGGATTTTCCTGCGCGCTGATTAGGGGTGATCTTCTCCGAGAAATGAAAGCGCCCTATTTCTTAACAGGGACGCAGAATACTGAGGACGTTTATTTTTGTGTCAAGATTCACAATGAGTCTCCGGGCACGAAATTGCTAGGGCACTATGGGGTTATTACGAGCCACCTAGTAAGCCAGATCGTAGAAGTTAATTCGCAGAATGTAAATATGATGCGCGCGTTCGATGAGACTTTCCTTGGCTGCGTGCCGGAAAAAGATCGGGGCGATCGGGGCGAGGAATACCATGACGCCGTGCTGAAACTAAAGTTCAAGAAAGTATCCGCATGAAGAAACTTAACTTAGGCTGCGGGCACAACGTAATGGACGGTTACGTTAATATTGATGTCCAAGAACTTCCAGGAGTTGATCTCCAATTAGACTTTATCAAGAATAAACTGCCCTTTGAAGATGGGGAAGTTTCTGAAGTGGTTATGTACCACACGATTGAGCATGTCGAGAAGAAGCACCACTATGCGATCTTTAGTGAAATTAGGCGTGTTCTGGGTAGCGGTAGCGAGCTGTTCCTATCTTATCCTGATTTCTTTAATTGCGTGGAACGGCTAAAGAATGCCACGGACGACGATAGGCAATTCTGGGAAGCAACGATTTATGGGCGGCAATTGGTTCCGTCAGATTATCATGTTTGTGTAATTTCTTCGGCGTATCTTTTAGGTATTCTTGCGCCATTAGGTTTTTCTAAATTTGCGGTCGCAGAGGAAGACGACGGGCCGCATTATCAAGTTTTGAGGTGTCAAGCCTCGGAAAAAGTAATTTCGCGCGAGCAGTTGTTTTACGACGAAGTATATGCGGATGCGAGTTACCCTTTTAAAAGTGAAGGAGATGCTGATGAATAAACAATTTTTGTATGGTATTCCTTATAATGCGTCCGCGGGAGATTTTCAAGGCGCGCCCAATCCCGCTGATGCTGTTCGTAGCGCCAATAATCATTGGGGGCAGCAAACTGCTCTTACTGGTCGGGAAGTAGATTTAGCCGGGTTTTTAAACCAAGCAACTTTGATTTCTGATGCAACCCCAACAGATAACACTTTGTATAACGCCTATGCTAGCGCTATAGCTAACATAGAGTCTTTCGGTTTTGAGATTAAATGGGTTTCTTTTGCTCGCGGGCAACTAAGTAAGTTAACAGTACAAGGAATTCATACCGACGTAAAAGATGGGGAAGAGCTGCATTATTCTCCAGTCCCGGTAGTTATCAATGCGTTCGAGAACGACAAGGCAGGCTCAGGAAGATTGTTGCCCATCATTATGTACGAGGGTGCGGGAATGTTCTTTTCCTCCCCCGGAAATTTTGTGGCAGATATTCAATCTCAGCTGATTGCTGACGGGCAAGTGGTAAGTAATCCTAGCCCATTCCTTCCGGCGGCGACCTTGTCTGAAAATGAAGCAAACTTTAAAGCCATGGCAGAGCCGGACCCCGACGCAGATAAAACTCTCGCGCAAATGATTGATTCGGCCGCGGGCGCTTAATTCCTCCTAACTTAAAATGGCAAACACTAGGGCAGCGGTTCGGACAAGGGTTTTGGCGACTCTCGATGATGCCGCTGCTACTTTTTTTACTGCGACGGCGGTAAACGATTCCATACAGGACGTTTATCACGATATTGTAGTACATGTGCGGCCATTTATAAAACAGTTCGTGATGGACTTTGAGGCGAACACGGTTTATTACCACCTATATAACATTATTTCAGATTTTAAAAATGTGGACAAGATTTGGAGTGTGGAGAGTAAGTGTTGGCTGGAGCGGGTAGGTTTTCAGCAGTTAGAATTTACGGACTCGAAATGGGAAACAAGAGAGGGACGGCCAACTAGTTTTGTTATTGCTGATAGCAAATATGTGGGCTTTTATCCCCATCGTAAGACCACGACAGATTCCGTTGAAATTTATTACAACTCCATCCCCGCGGATTTGGTTGATGCCACAGTAATGGACTTTGCGTACTTAGATCCCCAGGTAATTGAATGGGGAGTTCTCGCAGATTTATTTGAACAGGCGGAAGAATACGCCAAAGCGCAGTTATATTATGTGCAATATAGAGATGCCTTGCAACGTGCAAAAGTGTTATCGAACGGGCGGCAAAGAACAGACCAGTTTATGTTCCTCTGGCCGCATAGGATAGGAAGTAATGGCAGTTCCAACGGAAGACCCTACTAGTCGTTCTGCGTTGCGTTTAAAGTCAACGCTTCTAGCTTATCTTCGACGGTACCTTAACGACTAATGCCTTTAGAAATCTTTGCTGACGCTTATTTAACCCAACTAGCGGAAGATGCTGAGCTAGATATCTCTCGGCGTCTGCTTCCCTTTTTTAAGCGGTTCTCAATTACTACGGTAGTTGACCAGGCGATTTATACCCTTCCTGCGGGCGTTAAGGACATTATCCGGGTAACCTGGAAAGGGGACGCCCTTTGCCCCATTACTATCGACGAAATTGTGCAGGGGTCCGATAAACTGCTAGAAAAAGAAGGGTCGCCGCCGATTTATTATATGCGAGGGTTTGATAACCTAGCGTCCATAAGGTTATTGCCCGCGCCTCAGGAAGTTCTCACCGCAGACGATACTTCTATATATCAAGATGATATTACTACGCTTTTAGTTGTCACTGCTAAAGTAGATCCTACTATTAGCTTGACCGATTTTGTTCTTCCCGATTACCTTGCAAGGCGTACTGTAAAGCATTATGTTTTATGGCACGCCTTTTTACGAGAGGGTCTGGGGCAAAACATTACTGCAGCGCAGTACCACGAATCCAGATATAATCAAATGCTAGACATGTATAAGGACTCAGAAGTTAATCATGCCGGCGCAATGTATTTGTTGGGTGGGCACCCTGTAAAAAAAAAGTCATATATCGACCGCCTACCTGAGTTAATTGTTCCATTAGGTGATAGAACTATTCCGTTATTGGCTGAAAGTGGTACGGCAATTCTTGGGGAAGATGGTGTGGAGATTTTGCTGGAGACTTAATGAAAAAACTCTTATTGATTCTTGTTTTCGTGTTTAGTCTTTATGGGCAAAAAATTAGTGATTTGCCTGAACTGTCCGCTACGCCCGCTGACGATGATATTCTAGTCATTGTCGATACTAGCCTTACCCAGACGAGATATATTACCTGGGCTAATATTAAAGCATTTGGGGTGGACCACACTATCTCCTCTGTTAGCACTTTAACTAACAAGGTTCTTAATACCGCGTCTAATACTATTACAGTGGTAGAGGCTGACATCTCGGATCTTTCGCATACAGCGGCGGCGGACCACACTATTTCGTCAGTTAGTACTTTAACTAACAAAGTAATTGATACTGCTGCAAATACCATAACCGTGGTTCAGGCAGATATTTCAGATCTGAGCCATGTAGTTGCTGACGACACTATTACGACTGCAAAGTTATCTGATGTAGCCGATTCTCCTATTGCTGGGGAATGTGTAGTAGTGGCGACTGGCGGCCTTAATGTTGAGTACATTACTTGTCCCGGGAGCACGGTAACCTCTTTTACTACTATAGACGTGCCATCAGGAACCGATCCCCTTGCTAGTGCTTCCGATACTCTAATAATTACGGTCGATTCGGCTTTTACTTTAACTGGAACTGCATCTACCGATACTATTGCTTTTACGCATACTGCATTAGTTGGGGATGTCTCTGGACTCCCTGGTGCAACTGTAGTTGCTAATGATTCACACACCCATAACGATACTACCGTAGATGGTTTAAATACCTCTGCAACCACTGCGGGTCAGTTTGTTTTAGCCCGACTTCCTAACGGGACTGCAAATCAGTTAATTAAAACAAATGCGGGAGCAACCGCGCAGGAACATCTTACTTTATCTGCTGAAGCTGGAAATGAGCTATCAGTAACTTTTGGTATCGGAACTATTGTTATTGACGCAATAGAAGCTAATTTTGATCTCGCTGCAATTGGGGGTACTTTAGGGACCGGGCAGGCTGCAATAGATTTCCGCTTAGAAAGTGAAGAACATGCGGGCACGGACCCCACAGCGGATCTGGAAGAAGAGGGGCAGGTAAATGCTACTGTAGTTACAGGAAATGCCGCGGATGATCAAATTCTTCTTGGTTCGGGCGTTAGCGCAGCAGCTTATGCGGCAATACCTGACTGTAATACAGGGTCTAGTTTAAGCTATACCGCGGTTACAAACACCTTCAGTTGCGAAGCAGCCGGGGTGCTGCTTGCCGATTCGCCGACGTGGACAGATGATCACATATGGCAGAGCGGGGTGGACTCGATCACCGGGCATCAGTTTCTTGACGCCGATGGGGGTACGCCGATCCTGAATGTTGATTCAACTAATGAAAGAGTGGGAATTGGTACGGCGAGTCCAGGTAGTTTGTTGCAAGTAGGGTCTGGCACTCCGCTTTATAGCGGCTCTGGGCAAGTGGATATTGTAGGAGCGAACATTTCGCTCGTTACGGCACTGACGCAATTAAGTGTTTACAGCACCGATGCGATTGCCTTAGACAAGGGCGGAACAATCGGGCTAGGAGGCGCAGGCGGTGGAAATCCTTACATATTTGCAACCATAGCTGGTCGCTCGGAAAACAATGTCTACGCAGGGTACTTACAGTTTGGCACTGTTGCCAGCAGCGGTGCGTTATCTGAGTGGATGCGTATCACCAGCACAGGCAACGTCGGCATAGGAACCGCAGCGCCTACAGCAACTCTCCATGTTAAGGATACAACTGCCACTACTGGGGACACTTCCGTTATTTTTCAAGAGGGTGCGGGGCAATCGGGAGCTATATTAAATGTCCAGAACAACGCTGGAACTTCTTATATGGCTTTCCCTGCCGGGGGTGGTATCGATACGACCACGGGAACTATTACCTACGCCGATTCTGCAAATGTGGCGAGTGCCACAACAACAGCTTTGACGGCGGGGAATTTGTTTCACATTACCGGAACTACGACAATCACCACGTTAAATACCTGCGATGCAGCAAACAACGGGCGAGAGGTTGTCTTGATCTTTGATGATATTTTAACTCTTACTGACGGCGGCAATTTGAAGATAGCTGGAAATTTCGCCACCACTGCCGATGACACAATCAATCTTTGGTGTGACGGAACCAACTGGTACGAATCCGGCGCACGAAGTGTGAACTAAAAGGAGTTCTTATGAGGTATTTTATTGTTTTGTTTTTATTTGTTAGCCCAGTCTTTGCACAGACTGTTAGCAGACAAATCACGTTGACGTTTCAAACATCGTCAATTGCGCCCATTAAGGCATTTTTGGCTGCTAAATTTATGGAAGAAACAGACACAGACGAAGATGGGGTGGTTAGCGATTCAGAAGCTTTAGCTTGGTTTGAGCTGAAGGCACAAGATGTTGTTGAGGTGTTCAAGAGTCGGGCAATTCAAGAAGCGGCCCTTGTTGATGCTACTCTGCTCCCGCAGGCATATCGGGACGCCTTGGCTGCCAAGGAAGTGGCTGACGCGGTTCTTAAAGCTGAAGAAGAAGCATTGCAGTAGATAGAGGATTAAATGTTTTTTAATCCGGTAATAGCGGTAGTAGCCTTTTTTCTACCTATTAATTGGCGGTTAAGAATACTTATGCTACACAGGTTTTTATGCACTAGCGCAGTAATTTTTATGTGTGTTAGTTTAACTGCGGCGACGCCTTGGGCAGAGACGTCCGACGACCACGAAAGAAGATTGCGTAAGTTAGAGCAATTAACCATACAACAAATTAGTGCGTCGGCTAATGACCGCGAAGCTATAATCAGGAATGGGGCTGCTATAACCGGGTTAGCTGGGGATATTAAAGATGCAATCTCTGCGCGAGACGATAGGCAGTGGGCGGTCTTTTTAGCCATGTTAGCCGCAATTTTTGCAGGACTGGTTGGGCATTTTCGAGTAGTCAGTAGGATAAAAAATGGCTGAACTAGGACAAAGAGATTTCAGTTTAGGTTGGACTCCCGATGAGTCTGACGTAAATTCGCGCCCAGACGGAAATCTTAAATTCGATAACCTGGAGTTGTCTGAGCAGGGACAAGTTCGCCTAACTCGCGGAACTTCTGTGGTGGAAGACTTTGATCTTACTGCTAGCTCGAAAGTTCCCACTAGCTTATTTTCTAAAAGGATTGGTGCAACGGTTCACCGCCTCGCGGGTTTTACTGATGGAACTATAAAACCTGTGGGAGGGGTAAACCTAGTCCCAGGCGGAGGCTCGGGTCAAACCCCTGCATTTGGTTCTTATACGAATCAAGTGATAATGAATAATGGGGCGCGCAGCGATAAATGGGACGGCACAACTTTACGGACTTTGGGGGTAGAAACTCCCGGCGCGCCAACAGTTGCTAGGCAAGCAAGGTTGGTAAAAGAAGTTGGTGGGACTCGCTTAAGTTACAATGCAATAATTTCCGATTCTGTAACGTACCCTTCTGGTAACGTAGAAGTTGTTACGGAGCTTGTAACTAACATTGCTTCTATGCGACTGATCGAGGCGATAGATGGAAGTGATTTAGGAGGGACAGGGAACGCTGATCCTAATGATATCTTTGATCTTGATGTAAAGTTCCAGGATCCCTCTGAATTAGTTAATCTGCGCATTGAATTTTCTCTAACGGCGCTAGATTTACCGTATAAGTTTATAGATTCTTATCGGGTAGATTTAAAATTGGAAAGTGATCAGTTCGATTTACAAACTGGTAGCTGGTCAAGAATTAAGTTAAAGCGCAGCGATTTTGTAAGAATTGGTACAAATGCGGCATTAGACTGGTCGGACATTTCTGAAGTCTGGTTATCTGCAGAATTTACTTCCTCGAATATTCTTACTCTTGGCACGGTCATGACCTTCACTGGGGGTAGCGGTATCCTTAGTGGAGATTATAAATACCTCCAGGTTAATGTTTATGACAACGATAAGTACACTGCCATAAGTCCTGCGGGGGCCGACGTTTTCTTTGTTACAGATAGGAATAAAGTTAATGTCACACCGTCCTTGCCCGATGGTTGGGGGACTACTGTAAATGAAATATGGATCTACAGAAAGAAATTGAATGAGATAGCTTCAGGTGGCGGCGATGTTCTAGGGGACGCCTATCATCGGGTAGCAATTAGAAGTGTCACCACCCTATTTGAGGATAACCTGTCCGATGTTGATGCCGCTTTAGGTCCTATCGCTAACTTATTCTTAATTCACCCGCCTATAGACATGCACGCAATTGCGGGGCCGTATTTTGGGCGAATGATTTATGTTACGGACGATAAAATTTACCCTTCGCAAGCAGATAACCCAGATGCGGTGGATTCACGGAATATCTTAGATGTTTCTGGCTCTTCTAATGAATTGAATTTATGGGTGCGGAAAGTAGGGGAGTCCTCTCTTCTAATTGGCACGACAAACGATATTTATGAGCTTTCGGGAACCGGTACCGTTTTAGCTGATTTTACGGTTGATTTTAATTTACGGCCTTTGGGTCTTGGGCACCCCCCTATTTCTGATGCAGTTACGGTTTATGATGATACTGCAATTTATTTTGCTAGCGATGGGTGGCGCGTCCTTTCAGGGGTTAGTAGTAAATCTATTGTGGGGGCTACTTCTTTACTTTATCGTGGCGAGGCTCGGTACGATAATCCGTATGTTGATATGCGTAGTGGGAATACTGTCACTTCTTCTTGTGTAACCACAAAAAATCAGCTTTGGTGCTCGGTGGCCCTTTCTGACGGGACGCGGCGGGTTTTTGTTTTTGACCTGATTAGACAATATTGGCGGCCTTATTTTGTGGCCCCCACCAAGTTGTTTGTGGAGGAAGATGGGACTTTGCTCGCCATCTTCACAGGTGTTGCAGATAGGGTTATGCGTATTCTTGATGTAGGAACGCAGCTTGATGGTACCACTAATCAGCAATTTAACATAATGTCTGGTTATCTTGACGGGGGCGCGCCGCTCCAAAGAAAAGACCTTGGGCAAATAACTATCTGGGGAAATAGTGGAGGCTCTAATGTCCATATAGTTGTGCGCGCCGATAACGCTGCTGCAACTAAAGATTACGGTAATTTTGTTCTTTCGCCCACTGCTGTCCTTAACCTAAAGATATCTGACGCAGATGCGATCCATCTCAAGCATTCTTATCAACTAGAGATAGAAGATGTTGGCGGCGCTGGAGTTGCAGCCTTTGAATTGTACTATTGGGCGGTCACTTATAACGCGCGTCCGATACCCAATAATCACCTAAGAGTTTTAGGTTCTAACTATGGTAGCGCGGGGCGGAAACGTTTCTACGAAGTCCCATTTGTTCTGGACCGCTTGGCTAATTCCGTCGTTGTAACTCCAACGGTGGACGAAGTGGAAGTTGGCGCGGCGGCCACAACATTTTCCGGCGGCGTGGCTGGAAAAACGGTAGAGCGCATATTCTTTACCTCCGAGCAAAATGGGCACGAAGTTGGCCTAGTCATTGAGGGGACTCTACTCACCGATCAGTTTGAATTCTATGAGATGCTTAAACCAGAGAAGGTTCAAGTTCTCCCTGATCTTGTTAAGTTCTACCTTACCCCTGAGACGAATCTAGGAAAATCTGGCCTTAAAAAGTTTGTTAGGCTTGCAATCGTTATCAATACTTTTGGGGACAATGTTACGGTCACGCCCATTATTGATAGTGTTGCGGTGACTACTTCTACTGCGAATACTCCTAATGCGCGGACGCATATTCATTATTTCACGACGGATGTCCGTGGGACCGATTTACAAATTAAGTTGTCGGGGGCAACCGCCTTTGAATACTACACAATTGACCTAGAGGAAACGGTATTTGAGATTCTTCCGGCGCCCACGAAGTATGCGGTGTTGCCAATTACTAACTTCGGCAGCCCGGAAATTAAGCGGATTAGGCGAATTCCCTTAGTTATTGATACCCGCGGGCTAGCAGTTGATGTGGAGCTACTAATAGATAATGTCGCGGCTCCTACGGTTTCAATCAATACTCCAGCGAAGGCCACCGCTTTCTATTATATCACTACAGATTTAATGGGCGTGGACTTTGAGATAACGTTAAATGGGAATGGAAACCCGTTCGAGTTCTACCAGTTGCATGAGCCAACAATTGTAGAGATATTCCCGCCAGGGAAACGTATTGACCAGGTTGGCCCAATCATTGCTGACAAGGTTGTTTGGTTCAAGCAGGGCGCGATCACTGTTTATCCGACCAATACTTCTATTACCTGGGAATTGTTTATTGATGATGTCTCCGCAGACAGCGGGACTCTAACGGTTTTAGCAAATGTACTTAGTACCTACGAGTTTGATTTTATCAAGGCGCGGAAAGGTCGCAGTGCGCGCATCGAATTTGCATCGGCGGCGATCTTCTATAGGTCCGGCGGGGAATTTAGGGTTGGCGCGAGTGGGATGCCTACTAGCTTGAAAAAGATTAAGTTTGATAAATAATGCCTAAGATTACTACTATCGCAGATTGTGAAGCGGCAATTCGTAGGCTGGAACAACTACTTTCGTTCCAAAATACAAACAATATTGATCGGCATGGAATGCGTAGTATCAATAATGGTAGATCGGTGGCCGGCGCGGATTATGTTATAAAAGACGAATTAACGGAAGCCACTGAGGATCTTACAATCACTCGAATCGTTAATACTGTAACTAATGCGGTCGCGGTAGCCTCGGCGGGCCAGGTTAAATTTATTCGCATTACCCTAACGGCGGACCTAGTTATTGCTAATGGCGATCATGTTCTAGTTCCCGATTCTCTTTACCTAGTGGAAATAAAACAGGACGGTACTGGGGGCTGGCAAATAACTAGTTGGCCGTCGGACTGGAAGGGTTTTACAAATATGACTGTAAGGACTGGAATAAATGATACTACCACGTATCTGATGTCTGCTGAAAGTGCATCGGTAGCGTACATGGTGGCACCCCCGATAAAGTTGGACACATAATGAAAAAACTAGTTGCTTTATTACTTCTCTCCCTGGTGTTCGCGCCTGCACAAGATACCGAAGTTGGGGAGATTATTGTCCGCACTAATGCTAAAATTGTGTCGCCCGCGGGCTTAGCGTTCCAGGATAACCTAGAGACTTTCACTAGTCACACTTTCTTATACCAGGCCGCAAATGCCACAAAATTGGTAGATAGCGGGGCTAATATAGTGGTGTCATTTCGTTCTTTTGTGTCGCCCGCAGAAGTGCTATTTGAGGCAATACTTTTTCCTGGAATAGATAACACGTATGATTTAGGCTTTGATGCTTTTAGATGGAAAAAGGCTTGGCTAGTTGATCTAGACATCTCGGGCACTTGCACTGGTTGCGCGGAAATTCCGGCGGTAGATACTACCTCTATTGTTGAAGGGAGTGTAGACGCTACAAAAGAAATTAGATTTGAAGTAGATGGTTTGACTACTGCAACAATCAGAGTTTTAACCCCGCAGAATTCCAATTATATTTTAGCAGGCACTAATATCGTAAATGATTGGTCGATCACTCAAGAATGGGCTACGGATTCTTTGTACGATTTGGCGACTAACACCACTAGAATTAGGTGGGGTTACGCGGATGCCTGGAATGCCCACGAGATTGAAATAACGAAGGCAGATAAAACTGCCTTCTTTACTCTCCAGTACAATGCTGTAAATCAACAGCTAGATTTAGTGGATACTGCCGGCGTTAACAGGATGATGCACTGGAATTCTGCTACTTCTAGTATTACTTCTTATTATGATTTTTTACCTAGTGGCGCTAGAGATTTAGGATCTTCAGGACTTTCTTGGACCGAGGCATATATTGATACTATAGGTAGAGCCTCTCCCGCTTTTAGAGGCGCTGCTTTCTTTGGTGTCATAGACGGCGATAGTATAACTATTTCTGGAGCCACTACAGCCACAGGAGGAGTAGTTACGGGCGCTGCTTCAAATTCTACGATTTATGTAGGTTCTGGGGGTAATTTTTATAACAAAGTTGCAGGGGCAGAAGCTAGTTTTGTAGATACTTCCTGCGACGATGTTACAAATGGTTGGTCGGCATTATCTAGCGATGACCCACCTTATCTTTTAGTGTGCGCACAAACTGGACGTGCATTTAGTGTTCAGTTGACAGATACCGATCCTTAGAAAGAAAATTGAAATGAAAAAGTTATATATTATTGCAGTTTTGTTCTCGTCGATGGCCTTTGGGCAAGTGGAAGTTACCTTAGAACCTGCGGAAGAACTGCTCGTCTCCCGACAATTGACCAAGCTTAAAACTATGGAGGCGGCGCTAAGAGAATTGGTCGCGCAGATAGACGAAAAGCAGAAGCAGTTCCAGGAAATGCAGGGTTCTGTCAATGCAGTTATTATTTTCGTTGCAGAGGGAAAAGGTTTTGAAGGTTGTTCAGTAGCCATTCGACAAGCAGACGATAGCATTTACTTTAATTGTGTTAGTGAGAAAAAAGAGGAGTAATCATGGGTTTTTTCGTTCCGTTAGCTTTAGCTGGAATTTCTGCCTTGGGGGGTGCCCTAGGCAACCGTAAAGGTGGCAGGCAAAATCAAAATAGTACTAAAACTTTTGATCGTTCTGGAAGTCGTTCCTTTGATCGTTCTTTTCAACCGATAATTTCGGAGGATTCAAGACCTCTTCGGGGGCAACTGTTTAATCAGTTCGCCTCCGAATTGCGCCGTCCTGGGAATTTAGCTCAGGACCAAGTTAATCAATTTGGTGTCGGCCAGCGGGCAAGGATCGGGAGGCAAACAAATAACTTCCAGCAGGATCTAAGTCGGATTCTTAGGCAACAAGGGCTAGGAAGTAGTGCGTCGGCGGCTTTACAGCGCGGCTCGGCAGAACAATTCCGCGGGCAGCAGTTTGGGGACCTAGAAGAACAATTGCAAAGGCAAAGATTGCAAGCACTTGAATTTGACGAGAATCAAAGACTTTCTAGGCTAGACTCCGGCGCGAGATTTTTATCTACAATTCCTGTTGGGGAAAGGCAAACGGGTACTGAGGAAACTTCAGAGAGAGGTACCGAAAGAATGCAAGGAACTGGTTCCTCTACCGGACAACAGGGTGGTGGTTGGAGGGGTGCGCTAAGTGGCGCTCTCGGCGTTGCAGGAGAAGGTCTTCAGAAGGGATGGAACTTTGGGCCTAATAGCGGAGGCGGAGGTTTTGGCGGCGGATTTAACGGCGGCTATGGAAGTGATAGGGATTTTGGTATTGGTGGGTCAACTGAAGTATTTAGACCTATCCGTGAAAATACCGATACCCTTAATTTCGGCTAAGGAATACCCATGTCAAGTTTCAATAACCCCCTCCTAGAACGATTCTTACAGAATCAAGATGATAAACGTAATCAGGCTAACTTTGAGGCTGAACAAAACCGTTTACGATCTGCTTCTGAGCAAGCTTTTAAAATAGAGACTGAAAACACTAAATTAAGGAGAGATATACAGGTTGCAGCTCAAGC